TTTGCAGGTATTGAGATGCCAGCTAGACCTGCTGGAGCACAAATTGCACTACAGGTTATACAGCAATACACTCAACAGCCTGATGTTGCACAAAGGATTCAGTCTGATCAAGCATTTGCTGCTAGACTCCAGAAGTATAATGGTCAATATACGTTCCAAGTACAGCAAGCACAGAATGCACAGATTGGTAGAGTTGGAACAGCCCCTGCACAAATGGGCGATATACAAACGCAGAATATGCAGTAAGGCATATATGCTTGTATGATTAAAAAAAATATAATTTTTCCTGCGTTGATAAAGCATATATGCTTGTATGATTAAAAAAAATATAATTTTTCCTGCGTTGATTTTGCTTACTGCATTATCTGTTTATTTGATAGATAAAGATATCAGTAAATGTTCTAAAACAATTGAAGCACAACAGGCAAAGATTGATAATCTTGAAAAACAGCTTGTTTATCATGATATGAGACTTAGCGGTCAAATGGACACCCTTATGGTGCATCGTTCCCGGCTGGAGCAAATAAAAAATTTTTTAGAAAATATGAATTTGAACTACGCCTCCAAGAAATAACTTATATTATGGCAGACAACATGACACCCCAGCAGTTTGGGAATCAACGAGTAAAGGATCAAAGAGCTAAAAGTTACTTTGATATGTTTGTTCTAAATGAGGGGAACAAGCCTAAGGTTTACAAGGATAGCAAGGGTAACCGCACCATAGGGATTGGATTCAACCTTGAAGATGCGTCTAATCGCAAGTTCCTCAAAAGCGAAGGTATTAACATCAACGAGTTGTTTGCTGGCAGAGAGTTGACCGACAAGGAAACAAAGACTCTTTACAACCGCAGCCTAACGCAAGCATTCAAGGATGCTCAGTCCTATGATCCCAACTTTGCCAAAAGACCAGAAGCCGTAAAGATGACTTTGGTCGATATGGCGTTTAACCTTGGCTTGACAAAACTAAATAAGTTTGTAGAAATGAAGAAGGGTCTTATGAATAATGATTACAATATGGCCGCAGATGAAATGGTTGATAGCAACTGGTACAAACAAGTTAAGTCCAGAGGACCTAGGATGGTTCAAGTAATGCGTTCCGCAGTTAGATAATGCAAATACAAGACGATATTAAAACGCTTCACAACTACGAAGCATTTGCTAGATTTATTAAGATGATCCACGAACTTCGTGAAGAAACTATTGAAGAGTTACACGAAGCATCTGTAGATGGAATACAACAGGTTTCTGGTCGCATTATTACCTATGACCAAATACTCCAGTTAGTAAACTGGAATGAACTATCCAAGAACTACGAAGCATTTGCTAGATTTATTAAGATGATCCACGAGCTTCGTGAGGAGACTATTGAAGAGTTACACGAAGCATCTGTAGATGGAATACAACAGGTTTCTGGTCGCATTATTACCTATGACCAAATACTCCAGTTAGTAAACTGGAATGAACTATCCAAGAAACATTTGGATAGAATGTAAGCACTGTGTTATAATGCGACTATCGCCATCGCTCGGCGTTAATGAGTGGATCAATTATGACAGAAGAAATAGCAACTGCTGACGCTGAGGCAGGTAAAATATCAGTGGACAAATCAAATATATCCGTCACGGATTTCGCACAGCGACGAATTGGTGAGCTTACTCCAGGGACTGAACAGCCCAAGGAAGAAGAACCCCAAGAAGCCCCTGAGCAGGAGAACGAGGAGGTAGAAGAAGTATCAGAGGTAGAAGAGCAATCTGAAGCCGAAGAGACTGAAGAAGCCGCCGAGGAATCCCAAGAATCCGAAGATGTTCTTTCACAGTTGGACTTGGACGATATGTCCGAGGAGGATTTGCGCGAACTAGCAGACAAGCTAGGTAGCCGTGCTGTAGCTCGATTCGGTGAATTGACTGCAAAACGCAAGGCTGCCGAAGAAAAGCTTACTCAGTTAGAGGCACAACTCAAAGAGAAGCCAAACCCATTAGAAGCGAAAAAGGTTGAAAACAACCCATACGGGAATCTAGATACTATAGATAAATTACAAGAGAAATCCGCTGAGGTTGACCAAGTAGTTGAATGGGCTGAAGACTTAATCTTTGAAAGTGATGGCTACGGCGCAGATGATATAGTAACCACAGTTGAGGGTAAGGATTGGACAAAGAAGGATGTTCGACAGGCTTTACTGAAAGCCCGGAAGGCACAGAAAACTTTTCTTCCCGCCCAACTAAAACAAGTTCAGGCACAAGAGCAGGGTGAAAAGCTTACAGAGCAATTCAACCAGCAAGCCAAAAAAGAACTAGATTGGTTGGATGGGAATGACAATGACTTACGCAAACAATTTGAGGCTACTGTAGGTGATGATAGATTCAAGAAGTTAAAAACTGTCTTGAAACGTGAAGCACCAGATGTTGCTGCTCAGTTGGACTATTGGTTCGCCCATGCTACAAATAGCATATATGGACGCAAACCAGTAGGTCAAACTAAAAAGGCTCCTACGCTCAATCCTCCAAGAACAGGTAATCCAGCCTCTGCCCAATCCGAGAAAGGAATGGGAAGAACTGCCAAGGCTCTAAAAGAATTAGAAGCCAGGTTTAAAGAGACGGGTAATGCTAGAGATTTTGCTGCTCTTCGAAAACTCAAAATGAGCACTAGCTCATAAACACAATAACTCATTATAATCATTAATTACAATGTCATTCTCAAATACATTCGATACTACTAATACAGGATCTGGTGTTTCTAACCGCGAAGACTTGACTGATGTCTTGACTATCCTCGCTCCAGAAGAAACTCCTATCCTTTCGTCTGCTAATAAAGAACGCGCATCCGCAACTAATGTTGAGTGGACTGTTGATAGCCTTTCGGCTCCACAGACTGCTGGCATAGCTGAAGGTGCTGACGTTACTGCATTCACTGATCAATTCGCTGGCCGTGCTCGTCTCGGCAATCGTGTTCAAAAGTTTCGCCGTGACTACATGGTTTCCGACATGCAAGAAGCTGTCGACTCTGTTGGTCCCGCTAAGATCGCTCAGGCTGAAGCCAAAGCTATCCGCGAACTAAAACGCGACGTTGAAGCTACACTTGCTGGCACACAAGACTCCGCTGTTGAAAACGGCGCTGGTGTTGCTAACGCACTTCGTGGTCTTGGTAAATGGATTGAGTCCCCAAGTAACACTGGTGGAGCAGGAACTCCTAGCGATGTTCCTTCTACATTCCAAACTCCAAACACAAGCATCGCAAATGTAACTGACGGTACTTTCGCTGAATCAGAACTTAACGTTCTTATCTCCTCTATCTTCAAGGTAACTGGAACAAGCGACAATCTTATGCTTGTTGCTGACACTGCTCTTCGTTCTGACATCAGTGACTTTGCTCGTGTTTCTGGAATAGCCAACGAAAACATCCGTTCAGTAAACTACGATGGTAACAGCGGTAGCATCAAGCTATCTGTTGACCTCTATCAGTCCGACCACGGAATCGTTTCTGTTGTCAACGCTAACCCTGACTGTATGCCCACACAAGCTGGCACAGATGCAATCTGCGGTTATGTTGTTAACCCAGAATACTACGGTGTTCACGAGCTTATCCCAATGGGAAGCACTCGTCTACCAAATCTTGGTGGCGGTGAGCGTGGTTTCGTTGATTGTGCTTTGACCCTCGGTGTATACCACCCTGGTGCTCACGGTAAGATCGTTTCACTATCTTAATCATTAACAAAGGAGATATAATAATATGTCACGTTTAACTGTAAATGAAGCTGGAACATCTGGCTACACAGACGAAATCAAATTAACACCAGGTGACTTCACAACTGCCGCTGGAAATACAACCACACAGGTTCTTATTCCAGTCAAAGAAGGTGATGTCATCGAAGGTGCTGCACTTAACATTACTGAAGCGTTCAGCGTTTCTTCCAATGTTAAAGTTGGCTAGCGTTTCTTCCAATGTTAAAGTTGGCTACGATGCAACTGTAACAGCAGGTTCTGCTGCAACAGAAGCATTTATCCTAAACTCAAATGCTAATACTGTACAAATCAAAGTTGACACTGGCGCATCGCTATCTGATGGTGGCGCGGC